TTGCATCCATTCTAATATAGCACTCATGAATTAAAACCATGTCAGTAGATTTGTCTCCAGTAGATTCTCCTCTACCAAAATCTATATTTTGATGTCTAACAAATTTATCTTCCGAATAAGTTTCACCATCACCTGTTGGTAATGAATAAACTATGTCAGGATGGTATCCCATTTCAATTAATTCAGTTTTAGTTTTATTAACTCTATGTGCAACAAAATTTGCTGAATCAATATCTTTACATCTTCTTTCAATTAAAAATTCTTCAGGTGGAACTGGATCTATTCTAACTCTACCATATAATTTTGTTCTATGAATAACTACATCGTGTAAAGAAACTTTATCTATTTCTTTACCTGCATCGTCAGTTATAGGTTCTTCATATTCTGAATGATGAGTTACGCTTACTTCTTGATTATCTATTAAATCAGTAAATTCATCATCTGTTAATCTTGTATATTCTTCTCTTTCAGTTTTAGATGAATCATCCCAATAAACTTTTAAAATTCCATTCTTTTGAATAAGTGCATCTTTAAATGCTGTATATAATGCTGTAAATCCATTATTCTCTTTTAAAAAAATATGGTTTAAATAATCTGATGCCTGTCTTGCCATTTCTTCATCTTCAGGTCCTACACCTTCACATGAAAATACATTGTCTCCTGAAGTAAATATCTTCATAAGAGATGGCATTAAACTTTCAACAGTATCCATTACATCATTAGAAACTACTTGCGATCTTCCTTCTTGTTCATTTCCAAGAGGATTACCTAAATAATATTCTAATGATTTTTTTCTTCTAGCTACAATTTCTCCACCAATATAACCTGATGAATTATGTATTTCTTTTGCTAGAATTGATAATATTTCCTGTTCTGATGTATCTAAAGGTTCGGATACACATCCATACCTAAACGCATCACTTGCGTGTGAACACCAATCATGGAGAGGTTTATTTTTAAAAACTTGGTTTTTCTCATCCCATTGTTTTCTATATTGTCTTAAAGCATCTAATCCTTGTTTACATTTTGTTCTATCAAACCAACAATCTGGTAAATAGTTTCTTACAGATTCAATGCCATGATCTACTTCTAGTTTTGGAGCTACTTCAAATTCTAAACCTAATTCTTGTGCTACTTCAAATCTAGATTTACCTGTTCCTAACTCTCTCGCCATTATATCATGGGGAGCAATATGGTTAGAATAGGCGTACCCTTTATCAGAAAGTATATCAACATAATGTGCTAATGATTCTCCTGAGTTTTCATAATAGTCTATTAGGTGTACCTCTTGTCCAACTCTTTGTGCAAACCAAATTGCAGTTGAATCTCCTATCCCCAAATCCCACCAAGTTTCCACACCTACATTTTCGTCTACAGGCACGTAGCCAATTCTTCCATCCTTATCGGCTTTAGTTATCAGTCGACCATAATAACTTCCTGACACTGCTGCAGTAAAAGAACATTCAAATTCTTGTTCATACTGTTCAGGTGTCATGATTTGACGTGCCTGCTCCAGTTCCTCCTCTGGAATGACTTTGGTATCAGAAGCTCGATATAGTTTCCCATACCAATCTTTATGACCTCGTTGAGCATAGTCAAATACTTCCCAGAATTGATTATGCCCCATTGGTGTTCCGATAAATAATACCCATCCTAATTTATCAGCCACTGCAGGTCTTACAATTTCAGTCCATACTCGAGGAGCCATGATAGCATATTCGTCTAAGACGACTGCATCAAAACCCATTCCTCGAATTGAATCTGGATTGTCTGCACCAAATATTTGAATTCTTGATCCATTAAAAAGATCTATTCTTAATTCAGTTTCATTCCTACTACCACCAAACTGCATTAGTGGTTTTGTATAAAATTTTAAATATTCCCAAGCAATAGCTTTACCTTGTCTATAAGTCGGAGCTATGAATGCACATAAACTCCTAGGTTTGTCTGCTGCTGTTTTAATTAATTCGTTTATTGAAAGTACTGATTTCCCAAATCGTCTATGACAAACTAGGACACTAAATCTTTTTCTAGTATTGTGTACTTCCTTTTGATACTCTCGAGGTTTATAAGGAACCTCAATTATCTTAACTTTCTTCTTTTTGCCATTGGACTTTGATTTGGACTGGTTCATCTATTCCTACTCTTGAAGTTGTACTAGCTAACCTTGGATGAACAAAAGGTGCTGCCTTTTCGGCTGCGTATATTTTTCGTTCAGGTGAGCTTGCAGGATTGTTTAACACAGATAATAAATAATCCAAAGGAGAATGTTGGTATTTACCAGCCATTTCTTCCATAGATTTCCACAGCTTTTTAGTTTTAGAACCCATAGGTCTACCAGCTCCAGGTCTTTTACCACCATGATTTGGTTCTTCTTTTTTAACTTCGTTCTCGTATGTTTTATCTTCTTCAACCATTAGATCATCCATCTACCTTTTTTATCAAATTGCTTATAAGGTGTTCTTTTGTAAACTCTTTCGCCTTTTTTAGCGATTGCTTTTGTACCATAATATAATCCAGTAGCAATTGCTCCTGGCCACCCTAAAGCACCAGCTCTTAAAGCAAATTTACCAGCACCCATAGCACCAGCTCCAACTGTTCTACCTAGTTTTACTGTTGGTCCAGCGTATTTTTGAAATTGTGCACCATGTTTAATTTGTTTTTTGGTAATCCATTTTTTACCTTTGCCTTTAAGAACAGTATATCGTTTACCAAGTCTTAATCCTTTGTTACCACTAACATTATTGCCAGTGTTAACTACGCCTGTTGGTCTTAATCTTTCTTTTTGTACTACCATTAGTATCTAACCTTTTTTCCTTTTTTTTTAGCTGCTTTTTTTGCTGCAGCTTTACCCTTTTTAGTATATGGGTATTTTTTCTTTCCTACTTGTGGCATTATTTAATAAATCCTTTCTTTTTAAGAGCTTTGTATCTTGGATCTGATTTAGGTAATTTTCCAAATAATACTTTTTTCTTTTTTTTAGGTTTTTTCTTTGTCATATTTCTCCTATCCTCTCAGTAATCCACGCATTGCAGCGTCTCTAGTAGTAGGCATAGGCATATTTTGTGCCTGTGGCTTACCCATTTGTTGCATTTGTGGGTTTTTTGCTTGTTCTAATAAACCTTTTTGTTGTTCTTTAGCTAATTTTGGAAGTAATTTAGCTTTAAGAATTAATTGTAGTTTCTGCTGCTCCTCTGGAGACAGTCGAATCATCTTATCTGCTAATTTTTCTAAACTTCTACTCATTATCCTGCCATGTATTTCTTAGGTTTTTTATCTTTTTCTTTAGAAGTAGCTTTAGAACCAGCATAACCTGCTGCTATAAGAGCAACTTTAGGTAAAACAGCTATTCCAATCATACCAGCTTTAGCTAATGTGGATGCTTTTTTAAATTTTCTTGCTAATGCTATATGTGGTTCTTTTGCTTTTTTTAAAGCTGCTCGTCTTTTAGCAAATTTCATACCTAATTGTTCGTTTCTAGTTCTTAGTTTTATTTTAGGATCTCTCCATTTATCAAAACCATCGTTTTTCATCCAAAATACCTCTGTTTTTTATATTTCATAATTTTTTCTTTTTTAAGAAACTCAGGATCTTTAAGATTTTTAGATAATCCAAACGCAGCTTTCTTGTTCGCTGCACGTTGTTTTCGCAAAGTGCCTACGCCTAAATCTCTAATAACTGGAAATTGTAAATAGTTTAATTTCATCTTCCTTGTCCTCTGTATTTTTTCTTTTTAGATCTTCTTTTGGCTTTGTTCATCATAGCCCTAGAACCTCTACGTCCTATACTCGTTTTCTTGAATTTAGAACGTGATTCATGTTCGACTTTGGCTAAGAGGGATTTCCCCTTTTTCTTAGCCATTAGTCGTCTCTATCTAGAATATCCCAAGCTGCTGCTCCAGTTACACCCCATCCATAAGCACGTCTGTGCTTCTTAAGGTGTGCTCCTACTGGTGCTGCTCTTTTAGCTGTACCTTGAATAAACTTACCTGCACTTCTTTGAAACTTAGCTTTTTTGCCTGAAAGTTTAAAAGCGTGCCCTGAAGTATTGACTTTCCCTGTAATAAGGTCTTTACCCCAAGCTGGTCCATATCCTTTTTTACGAATTTTTTCGCCATAACCAGATATTGGTCCTTTGTATAGCTTTTTCAAAAAGTTTACAGCTTTACCTCTAGCTCCGACTTTTGTCGCAAGCCATAATAATGGTGCTGCCATTTTTTGCTCCTTTGTTGTTAATTAAACCCCCCTATTGGAAGGTATTCGTTCATAACCCCCCTATATGAAGAATCGATAAACAATCGATATCTTCAGGGGTAGATTTAAAACCCATCATAAAATAACAGGTCAAATCGCTAGCGACAACTTTGTCGCGATTTGTCTTTATTTTGTTCGGTAATAATCACATTTAGATCGTGGAGATTTAATTGCTTAAACTTCACCAATCAATATCGCAATCATTATCGTTATATGTATTGTCGTACTCGTATAGATATTGCTTGGCTTGTTTTGCAGGCACCAGCAATTAAATCATTGTTGTTATATATGTTTGGTAGTCAGTTAACTCTCGCTTGTCGATTGATTAATTGATTACCGAACTTGATTCAACCTATTGATATTATTAACTAACTTGATAGTTGATATATTAATAGACACACTAAATAGTGCTAATTCGAAGGGTTAAATCGATAGCACACAATATAGGAGCATATATGAATATCAATAAAATAGTTAAGTCAGTTAAGGATAAGTATGACAATACTACAATTAATCCTCTCCAAAATATTAAAGTTGAGTTAGTTATCAACTACAAGGAGAGTCTTAAGTCTTTACAGAACATAAGTGAAGATGATCTTAAGCAATGTAGTAAGTTCTTTAAACTTGTAAGAAAGCAAGTAATTAAGGAGCTTGAATAATGCAAGTAATATCAACAGCGATATACCTGGTCATAGTACTAGGTATAATCGCTATAATATAGGAGATAGTGTGATTAAATTAATACTAACTTGTTTACTAATTCCAGTGATATTTTATTTGGTAGTATCACTGTTCGTATTAGTATCACCATTATTAGTAGGTGGACTGATATATCTAACTTACCAAATAAATAGAAGGGAGAAAGTATGATAGACTATAATACACTTCAAAGAGTGGAAGAAGATACTGATAAGTGTGGTAATTATATCACAGTTCAGTATGAGTTCCCATTTCCTGAAAAATCGACTCTAGTAGAGAGAGAAGATGAAGAAATGAGATATCAACTCGCTAAATTCACTTGTCGCCCTGCGAAAGCGAATGTTAGCTAAATCAATCAAGACCATTAACAAAGGAGAATATATGGCAAATACGAAAACGTTTGAAAACAAAACAGCTGAAGAAAAACTAAAGTATGTAAGAAGTAAAACTGCATACTGGCCATCTCAAATGGTAGACAGGTTTACAGAATTGGAAACCCAAAACCATCAGATGTTCCAAATATTACTTAAACTTGCAGATAACCAGAAGATAGACCTATCTGGCATTATGCAAGATGACGAAATTGAAATTAAGTAATTAAGTGTTTCAATAGGCGATCCTTACTACTCGTAGGTCGCCTATTGATATAAAATTTTTTTAATAAAAATAATAAGGAGAGAGTATGAAAATTGTAAATTTAAAAGAAAATAAAAATTGTATAAAAATAGATAGAAGTACAATTTTTGGTAATCCATTTAGAATAGGTATTGATGGTAATAGAGAAGAAGTAATTAAGAAATATGAAGAATGGATAATAAAAGATGAACAATTAATATTAAGAAACAAAATGAAAAAAGAGTTAAAAGGTAAAATATTAGGTTGTTGGTGTAAACCATTACCTTGTCATGGCGATATAATAATAAAAATAATTAAATAAATCAACTAACTCTAATGAAAGGAGAGTATCATGGGATATACAAATTATTGGCATCAAGATATGAATTTCACTGATAAACAGTGGAAAGATGTGCAAGAAGAAGTAAGATATATGGAAGGAATATCTAATGGTGCTATAGGTACTATAGATGTACTAGCAAATAATGACAAAGAGATTGCTATTAATGGTGTAAACCAAAATTGTCAAACATTTGTTTTAGTTAAAAATAAACCAACTGTTCAAAAATATAAAGATCAAGACTTAACATTTCATTGCTGTAAAACTAGAGAACTACCATATGACATATATGTATGGCATTTGTTAGTATTCTGTGCAGGAATGGTTAATAATGTTAATAAATTTAGCATCTCAAGAGATGTATATACTACAAAAGAATAAAAATTCAGAAAGGATATAGAAAGTATGAAATGTGAATATTGTAATGATACAGGATATAGTTCAGATTATTTACATAATCAAGATGTAGTATTTGAAACATTTCCATGTCCAAATTGTAATAAAAAAGAACATAAAGAGTGGTATAAACAAGAATATGGAGAAAATTATGTTCAAAGTAATACTAAAAAATAAATTCAAAGAAAGAAAGATAGATCTAAGCGTAGCAGTAAGAGTGATGTATAAGCAACAGTTTACAGGATCTATTCAAAAAGAACATCTAGAGTGGTGGAAACCATATTGGATTAAGCCAATATTACTCGAAATACTTTATCCAAAGCAAGGATGGATAACGTTAGTTAAAGTATTTAGAGAGGGTAAGCCATCAGTAAGAGTGATAACTCGACCAACCAGCTCCGACAAGCGAGAGCTGCTTGTTCTTAAACATAATTATGGAAAGGAGAATAATGGAACTTTTTACAACAAGAGAAGTATGTAATTTTTTTAATAAAATTGCACAAGAAAAAAGAAATAAAAAAGAATTAGCTTTATCTGAATTAGAGGCATGTGATTTTATAGTTAAATTACTAAATAGCGAACATAATGTAAATAATGATGTAGCAGATTTAGGAAGATTAATCAGAAAGGAGAAATAATGGCAATAAGACCAAGAAGAAAAAACTTTAAGTTTTTAATAAATGCTAAACAAATAGCAGGACAATTATTATTACATAGAATGTGGAATGGATTATCACAAGAAAAAGTTGCTGATGTGATAGGCGTAACATTCCAACAATATCAAAAGGTAGAAAAATGTGAAAACAGATGTCTAGCTGAACAATTATTAATGATATGTAATAATTATAATTGGGATCCAAGAACTATATTGAAAGCAGATCCTGTTAAAACATTAGATGCTTGGACACATAGACGTAAAGCAAAGACTAGACCAAATATAATAAATAGACCTGAAAGAATAAGGCAAAAGTTAGATAAATTAAATGATAATGCTTATAAATGGTATTTTAAAGTAAAGGAGAAATAATGGAATTATTAATTTTAATTGATTTATTTGTTTTATCTTTAATATTTTAGAAAGGAAAATATGAATGCTTTATTCAATATAATGAAGATAGCAGCTTATAGCATAGTATCTATGACTGTAAGAAAAGGTTGGAATTGGCTCACTGCCGATGTGGACCCAATTCCTGGAACACAAGAATTTGATGAAGAATATCGTCAGATAAAAGAAAAGTACGTACGATTAACCAAAAAAAAGGAGGAATATAATCATGAAACGTATAGAAAAAACAGGTGAGTTTCTAGTTCAATGTTTAACTTACCCATTAAGAGTAACAATCGGAGTATGTAGATGTATTAACAAATCTACACCAGATACTCTAGAAGATTGTTTACCATATGAAATCAAGAAAAAGGAGGAAAACAATGTCGGAGAAGAAACAAGAAACGACTCAAGAACTGTATAAAAGAGTCAAAGCTAAAAGATATAAAATCTTAAGGCATATAGCAATGGAAATAAAAGTTGCTGATGAAGTAATAAAAGAATGTGGAGTTCGAGAAGGTAATATTATCGGACAACAAACTGCAGCTGCAACTTGTGTTATAAGATCACATAAATTAATTGATAGTGATAGAGAATCTAAATCTACTCAAGAAAGAGTTGAGAAACTTCAATCAGAATCAATTAATAATGAAAAATCAACTAAGATAGCTTAATAAAATAATGCTTTTACGCCCTAATCTTTTTGATAGGGCGTATTCGCTTTAAATTAATCAATAAAGGAGAAAAAATGAAAACAGAGATAACTATAAAAAATGGAGTAGATAATAGAATATTTACACCAGGTGAAATGGACCATGTATCTACATTTTTAATTAATGCTTATAAATTAAATAAAGATGAATGGGATAAACAAAAAATTACTGTAATACAAGCTGTAAGATTAGCTTTATCTATGGGTGCATTTCAAGATGAACAAGAAAAAAAACTATTTAAAAATAAGGAGAAATAAAATGGATTTTGGAAAATTAATGCAAACACAAATAGATTCATCTAATTATACTAGATGGAAATCAGCATATGATACTTATAAAGAATTAGCAGGTTTTATAACTAGAAAGTTAGATACACCTGGATATAATAAATTAGATATAGGTGCTGACATAATGAAACATATGGTTGAAGAAATCAAAAAATATGAAGAACTTATGAATCGTACTGAAATGGGTAAAACCATGAAAGAGCTAGGTACTGAATGAAAACAGATGAACAATTAAAAGTTATAGATAAAATTACTGATAAAGCAATTAAGCAGGTAGAGAAAGAGAGAGAAGGTAAAAGGAGAAATTACTTTATAGAAATGCTTAGATATTGTGAATTAGTAATTAGTAATGTTAAAAAATACTTAAACTAAGGAGGCATATGCCAAAAAGAAAAACAATATATCATCAAGATGATGAAGATGAAAATTCTGTTTATATGTTTTTAAATAAAAAATATGGATTAGAATTATTTATTAATGCTGATGGTTTTGATGATGCTATGAAAATCTTTGATATATGTTCATTCGAAAATAGAGAAGAATGGGAAATATATTTAAGATGTGCAAATCAACCAGCAGGAGGTAAAAATGGATCTAAAAAAAATAAATGAACAACTTACACCAAAAAAACCTGATCCTTATAATCCTACAAGGAGATATGGAGTAATGGGTGTATGTTTAGGTGGTGATTTACATCATAGATTACAAACATATGCAAAACAAAGAAATATTAAGATGGCACAAATAATTAAATTATTAGTAAAATCTTATTTAGATGAAATGGAGGAAAAATGAGTCTAGCAATAAGTGAAGATGTTAAGTTTGATTGTCTAAAAAGACAGTTAAAATATTATCCAGTTAATAGTGAAACTGGAGAAGATATACCAGAAGATGAATATGTAAATAGGTATGCTTTAGTAAGAAAAGATAATGGTGATCTATTAGGTATACATAGTGGTGATTATATAGTCAGACCATACTATGAATTAGCTGAAAAAGTTAATAAAGTAGTAGAAGAATGTATTGATATAGATAAATATAAAATTACCACAAAAGATCAAGTTCTTGATGGTGGTAAGAAATATAGACGTGATATAAACTTCTGGGATGATTCAATAGATATGACTAAATTCAAATCTAATGGAATGCATATCCAAGGTGCAGAAGAAAGAATAATTCCACAGTTGAGAATCTATTCATCATTAGATGGTAGATGGGGTCAACAAATTATGTGGAGTTCAGTCTATGTAGTATGTTTAAATGGTATGGTAAGACCTGATTGGACATTTGTAGTATATAATAAACATAACAAAAAAGAAGATATTACATTTGCAATAAATGACTTTAAATCAGGTGTTCAAGCACATCAAGAATTAGGCGAAGATCTATTCAAAATGATGCAAAAACAAGTAAAAGTAAGTGATGTAAAACACTTATTTAAGAAAACATTAGCAAATAAGTATACAAAACTTGATATTGATGATACAAGTGAGAACATAATGGAAGATCTAAATGAATTATGGACTAGATATGTAGCACGATATAAGTGTAATTTATTTGCAGTTTATCAAACAGCTACTGATTGGGCAAGTCATCCAGTTACACGAGGTGCAATACATAATGTATCTAGAAAACGTGAGAAAGAAGTAGCTAAAATGTTAAATTCAAGTGAATGGTTGAGTTTAGCAGCATGAACGAAGGTATGGAAAATATTAAGACGATTGAATCTCTTGAAGAAGAAAATTTAAAACTTAAAAAAGAGATAGATCGTCTTAACGAAGAAATTCAATTAATTGAGATTATCGAAAGAGATCATAAAGAATTGAATGGTAAATTGCGTACTGAATTAGGTAAACTAAAAATTGCTAACAAAGAACTTGAAGATAAAGTTATGGAATTTGTTAGACCAACCAAAAGGAGTATAGATGACCTTTAAACCAAGTCTTAAGACTGAGAGAGAAAAAGCACAAATGGTAATAGATGATTCTATTGAAGCAATGTCTGTATTAGATAATGCTATAGCTTGTGGTTTTCTCAAAGATACACATTCTTTAATTGCACAAACGTGGATTAAAGAATATAAATCTGATATAGAAAATGCTAAAATGTTTCTAGATAATAATAAGGATGTAAAATGAGTAAAGAAAATATGTTAAGAGCTATGGTAGCTACTAAACAATTAGAAATCGATAAACTAAAACGTTTATTGAAAGAAAAAGAAGATCAACTTGAACAAAAACGTATAGATGAAGGAGGATGGAATAGTGAAAGTAGACTCGGAAATACTAAGGATAGAAAAAAGAATAAGAGGACTAAATAGAGTAACCTCAGCTATAAACGATTTATCTATTTATGGAATTTTCTATGGAAATTATCCTGAATTAGTTAAAGTTTTAGAACATGCTAAAGATCATGTTAAAGCTGAATTAAAACAATCTAAAGAAAGATTAGAATCTGTAAGTACAGCAGAAGCTGTAGATGGATCTAAACCTGATCCAAAAGTAATTGAAGCATATTTAGATAAACGAATTTAAGAATTCTTACAAAGGTTGTCCGATAAGAAAACATATGTTGCCAATGTAAGATAGAGCCTGGTGGGAGACTGCCAGGTTCGTTAAAATAGTACCTGACTAAGATTATATCGTGAAGGAGGTCGTTAGGCTAAGTTTTGTTCCAGGATATAATATGAGAAAATAAGCTATTAATTAAGGTTAGCTCCTGATTTCTGATTCATTTAGATTTGGTAATCTATTAACGCTGTCTCTGAGATAGTGCGATGGATCAGGAATTAAATTTCAGTAATTTTAAAAATTCATAATTAAGGTGAAGTCGGAGGATTGCGATAAATTAAATGTTTGTAAAGTGTTAACTTTATGTTTTCAAACTTTAAAGCTCAGCAATGGTAAATTATGATAGTGTGTAATGTGTAATTAGTAGCTACTTAAATCTATATTGAAGATAGCATTACACACGATTAAATTTCTGTAATTTTAACTACCCAAGATTTAGGAATCATTGTTCTATCACCAAATGTAATTGTGCCATCATCTTCTTTATCATA